AATCCAGCAATAGATAAATTTTCACCAGGAAAAGACGTATTAAAGTTATCAACTACAATAGGTCTAGGATATTTAATATAACGTATTTTATATTCAATAGAATCTGTTATATTATATGGTGTTACTATTTCAACCATAAACAGATTGTTTATTTTTGAAACATCTAACCTCCAAGCAACATTTGTATCTGGTTTTTTAAATGGATTTTCTATTTGAGTATCAAATTCATCATGAGTAACAGGTTTTACTTTAATAGTTTTGTTATTTAAACAACTATCATTAGATAAAACAACTATTTGTTCATTAACGATTAAAAACACATCGTTTGGAATTGCAAAAAATTTTGCACTCGGATGAATTCTATTTCTAGTATGTTCTGTAAATATATTAGTATGATAAAATTTAACTAATTCATTTAAATCTCTTCTTCTTTTTTCAGTTCCTTCAAAACCCTTTTGTTTTCTATTACTAGCAGGGTCATAATAATTTTTAATTATTTCTAACTGTGCTTTAGTTAAATAAACAGATTTTTCATAACTGTCAATTCCTGGAGCAGATTGTGTAGCAATAGCATTATATAAAATATCAAACTGGTTACTGAATTCTTGAACTGTCATAATTATTTATCTAATTTAGCTTCTATAATTGCTCGTACTTCTTGATTTTTTGGAGCATCTAAATATCTAACAGCATTATCAAATGTTGGAATCTGACCTGGCATAGATAATTCTAAACCATCTGAAGTAGAGTATTTATTTCCTGAAATCTTAATGATACCTTTATCAACTGCATTATTAATTAATATTTTAGTTTCATAAGCAGCATCATTCATAACACTTACAAATAATGAAGGCATTGTATCAATATATTCTTCAACTTTAGCTTGTAACCATTTTAAACTAGATTCTTTAGAAATTGGTTTATTAGAAAGTAATTTAAGAACTCCTAAAAGTTTTTCTTTATCATCTTCAATTTTACCATAAAGTTTGAAAGCTTGTTTCTTAGAATCGTATTTTTGTTTTTTCTCATTTAATTCTTCATCAGAACGAGTGATAACAAATTCATACGAACTTTTTCTATCTCTTTCTTCCCATGTAGGTGCAATATCATCTTTATACTTTAAAAGCAATCTAACTGAAATATAATCAAAAGGATTACTTAAATCAAATCTGTTGTTTTCACTTTCTTTATATAATGGTACCATAAAGGTTTTCCAAAAATCACCATATACAGATAAATTTGTACCTGTAACTCTTTCTAAATATTCTTTTTCATCTTCAGATAAAATATTAGCAACACCTCCATTTTTTTGTAATGGTGCTGAAAATTTCTTAACTGAACCCATTAACATCCCTCCTGATATTACATGGTTTTCATCTACGTTTGCTGCCATACCACGTTTACGTGGAATGTGTTTTACAATTACAATTTCATTAGGTAAAGTAAAACTTGATTTTTCTAAAGTTATTTCTGTATTCTCTTTTTTCATTTCTCCCGAATTTAATATTATTTTAAAGTGCACCCCTGCAGCTAATGTGCAGGAGGACACTATATTTATTTATGCTTAATCTATGATTGCAGGTTTTAAAGTTGCAGTACGACCTGGATCGATTACTAATGCTCCAATACCTTCACAAAGTGCAGTGATTGTTGCAGAATCTTCCATGTGTTGCATAACTCCACCTCTACGTCCTGTAAATGGATCTCTAATACCAGCTTTGTAACCACGTAATTCATCAGAACCACGAACTTTTACTTTTTGGATATTAGGCTCTTCCATCGCACCAATGTAAAGGATGTCATAACGATAAGATTCAGCTACACCACCAGCTGGGTGCATAACTTTATTTCTTACTTTATCATCATACATTGGGTCAACTTCTAACATTACATGAATGTTGTTAGGAGCTTTCCATTCTGTAAACTGGAATCCAGCTACAAAAGCATTACTATGGAATTTAGAAGTAGTTTGTTTGATTGCGTTAGCGTTGGTATTATCAAAACCAATTGCTTGCCATCCAGAAGCTTCTTGTGTTACAGCTCTGTGGAACTGAGCAGCTCCTCTTTCACCTGTACGTAACATGAATTTTCTTTCACCCCAATCAAGTTTACCTTCTGATAATTCATAAAGCATATCTTCAAGTAATCTAATAGAGAACAAGTTATAAGTAACTGTATTAGATACTTCCATTTGCTCACGAATACCTGAACCTGCTTTAATTTCAATGTTTGAATTACCTTTATTCAAATATCTACTATTTTCATCACGATTGGTTTTACCAAACATAACTGTTTTAGATTTGATACGAGATAATTGTTTTTCAAACTGCCAGTAAACTTCTTGCATCCAAGTTACTGATTTGTGTACTTTTCCTGTACCAGGATCTCTAGTTTCAATACCAGAGAAATAAACTGGCTCAACTTTATAGTCAATCATTTTACCAGAAACTTTATGTTCCATACGAATAGATGTAACAGAGTTTCTCAATAAGTAAGGAGATGTAAATTGAATTCCAGCACCTTGAGTAGATAATTCATCTTCAACAGGAGCACCCTCAATAGAGAATCTGTTTCCTGGTAAGAATTCATCACCTGGAATACCATTTAATGTTTCTTGACCACCAAATACTTCAACAGTATAAACATAGTTTTGTCCTTCTTCATAAGGTTCGTCAATAATACGTACTTGATACAAATCTGGTCTATGTCCTGCAATTAAATGCATTTTAGTAAACCATTTTTCTCCAAACACTAATTCAAAAGTTGTACGAGCAGCACCAACACCAGTTGTTGCACCTGTTACAACAGCACCATTCCAACGAGCTTCAACAAGAGGAATGTTTCTTTCTTCACTTCCTACAACTTTCCACATAAAGTCATCAGCTGATTCCAAAATTTTCTCAGGGAACAAAGATAGAGTTGTATCTAAATTTTTCATTCCTGAATTTTGTAACAATACAGTTGTAATTTTAGTAGCCATTTGTGGCTTAGAGCCAAATAAAGCTCCGATGTGATTTTTCAAAGTTAATCCTGACCAAGCTTGTCCTTTGATCATTGTCCATTTACCTAGATTCATAGTTATTATTTAATTAATTTTATTTGTTTACAGAACAAGTTCATCCCCCATGCCACTGTATGAATTACTATCTTGTAAAAAAGAAGGTATTCCATTATCTTTAACAGGTGTTCTACGGATTGCTGTTTCTAAATCTTTAATTACTTTAGATTTAGTATTTGATACAATATTATTAAAGTTTTTAAATCCATTTGTAAGTGTGTATAGATAATATAATTTTAAATCAAACTCAAGAGGATTTTCTCTACGAGATTTCATTAATTCATTTTCCATTTCACCTGTTGTTGGATCTTTACTAACAACATCATTCATTGCTTTATATACTCTATCTTGGATAGCCTTGTTTACAGGTAGTCCTTCGATAAAAGATTTTGAATTATAAAGACTGTCTTTAATTTTATTTTGTAATGCTTCATTATCTTTTTGTTCTTGAACAAGTCGTTCTTTATAAGCGATTTGTTCTTGTTCAATTTTACGTTGATTAAAAACTTTTAAAGATTCTAAAGATTCTAAAGCTTCTTCCAAAACCATTTCTTCACCTAAATCAATAGTCTTATTTAAAAGTCTATTTACTTTAGCTTCAGGTAAACCCTGATTTAAATAATCTTGTTTAATGATTTCTTTAGCAATATCTAAATTATCTTTTAAATAATCTTCGTTAATTTCTGATAAATCATTTAATTGTGCTTTACTTTGTGCTATTTGATTAACATCAATATTTTCTAAATATTTATGTAATCTTAAATCAGCCTGAACATCAATTTCTTTTTTAAAAGCTTCTGCTAAATCAGCAGGAGTTTTAACTTCGACGGAAGTGGGATCCAGTGAGGGCAGTAATCCTTCCTCATGAAGGACACTGAACAGAGAAGAATACAGGTTGGGAGAATTGTTGCTTTCACCCTCACCTTCATCACCTACTTCATCCTCGCCTACTTCCTCTGAACTTTCGTCCTCGTCGAGATTATTATCATTGTTGTCAGATTGATCATCTGTATTATCATCTTGTGATTCATCATTATCAGTATCTTCAGTTTGTTCTTCCGTAAAAGATTCAAAAGGATTATCCTCATAATTTAAATCGTAATTGGAATCTCCAAAAAGATCCATTTCAAATTCATTTTCTTCCATAATTTCTCCCTGTTTTTATTATAAAATACAAATATACAACATTTTTATTAAGAATGCAAATATATTTTATATTTTTTTCATTAATATTGATTTTTCTAATAGCTAATTGCTTGATTTTTTCTTAATCCTAGATATAGAATTAGATTCTTTTTTCAACATTACATTATCTTTATGTTTTTCCATATCTTGTTGTAATGCTTTCATTTTAGCTATATAATCATTTTTAACCTTTTCTTTATTCAATTCGTGTTTTTCTAATTCAAGAGGATCTAAAATACCATCGTCTGTAGATGTCTGCTCTGTTCCTTTAGTTAACTCAGCAATATAAATCTTAGTTTCATTATCTCGAATATTTTTAGTATCTTCTAATTGAATCTTCATTTGCTCCATTTGAACCATAGCTTCAGTTTGTTTCTGAACAGCTTCATTTTGAGCTTGTGCTTGTTGTGCTTGTTTTTCTTCTGCTTCTTCAATCTTACGCTTCATATCCATAATAGATGGTGACATATAAATATCTATAATTGTAGACATTGAACCACCATTTTGTAAATATGCTTGTGCAAGTTGTTTCATCATTTGATCCAACTCAATTGTTTTAGGTGAATTAGAAGTTAAGATACCATAATCACATTCTGCAAATTCATCACCTTCTATATTAAGAATTTCAACTGTTTGATCATCTAATATATATTGTGTTTTTAAATTATTACCTTTTAAAGCAAATTTAGCTGTTTCAAGAAATGCATCTAATACTCTAATCTTAAAGTTTTCATGTAACATGAATAAACTTTCAGTAATATGACTAGATTGATTTACTGAACGTTCTACACCACCAACTGTTTCTCTGTTAGAAATTTGACCTTCACGTTGTTTACTAACACCACAAAGTTCACCCATTTCCATTTTAATAAATTCAAGTAATTGAATATGTTGTTGGATATAATTTCCAGTTTCCATATCAATAGAACTTGATTGACCATTGTTAAATGAACCAGCAAGTTTACCTGTGGCAGCACCTTGACTACCTTCTTTAAAAGAATCTCTAAATGCAATTTTATTAACAACAGCAAAGTGTAACCATTTTTCTATTTCCCATCCATCAGGAATACCAGCTAAATCAATATTTGCAATTTTACCATAATTTGTAGCAATAGCTTTATTAAGTCTATCCCACATAGCATCATACATATATTGAGAGTTTTTAATTCTATCCATTAAAGATACTGCTCGTCCTTGATTAGTATTATAAATTTGACCTATAATACCAGGATGACAATAAGAAGGATTATTTAATCTATTATATTGAACAGGTCTAGGACGCATATTAACATATATGTCTTTACCTATTTTAACACCTTCCCACCATTCATTAACCCATAATTCAGTTGATTCTTCACCAAGTGCTTTTACAGGTTGATATTCTTCAGACATTATTTTAAATTGTTCTTCACCAAATTCATCATAAAATTTAACTTTTTTGATTAGTTTAAGTGATCTCCACATTACTTTAAGTACACGTATATTACCATGTTCATCTGTAAAGTTGTTATTAAAAATATGTCCATTAATTTCAGCAAAATCTAATACACCATCAATCATATGATTACCTTCCATACCATCACGAAGTAATGTATGGTTATTATCATCATCTGTATATGAACCACTAGAACTAACTGTAGTATATTCTAAAATAGCATCTACATCTTTAGGTTTAAGTTGGTCATGATATACATCAATACAATATGCTGGACTCCAATAGTCTTCTATAATAATAATAGAAGAATCTTCAATTTTATCTGAATTACCTGAACGTACTGCGTGTACTTTTAAAGGATTTAATTTAGTAAGAACTGGTTCATTATGTATTACATCTACTTGAGCAATTTGTTCTGCAAATAATAAAGCATCTTTAAAACAGTTATTAAATATTAAATCAAATTTTTGTTCTTTCCAATAATGTCTTAAAATCTGATTAGCCATCTTTTCTCTAAGATCTTGCCATTCATATTTTAAATATTTTTGAAGATCTTGCATTTTAGCATCAAGTTCTTCATCTGAATAATTAGCTTG